CAATTGAGGATTATTATGAGCGGTGCAACAGCAAATGATTTTAAAAAATGGCGTGATCTAGCCAGTATTGTTACTATAGATTCGCTTGAATATATTATTAAAGATTGCAGGGAAGCGCGTGATGCAATGAAAGGACACAATCCAGAGCGCGAGAACTATTACGCAGACATGGGCTTTACTTATGCCGATGAATTATATAGACGGACTAAAGTTTCCACTGGAAACAATGGAGTATTATCATGAAGTTATTAGATACAAGTGGTGGCAACACCAAGCTTAAAAAGAATAACAAAGATGTTAAACTTAGGGTAGCAGGTTTATCAATGATGCCTGATGATATACTCTGTGTGTTTAGATGGATTGCCGCGTGCGCTCTTGAGTGTTTAAAGTTTGCAGGTCGTGGAACATTCGATGCGGTAGAGAGGGCAAGGCAAGCTAAGTCCGATTGGTTCCATGAAGATCCAGAGGCATTCATAGCACAGCTAATACATGAGATAACTCTATTTGAAAAGCTATGCAAAAAGAATGAGGTTGAGTGCTGGATACGGCTCAATGTTTTTAGTGATGTTCGATGGGAATTAAAACAAAATGGCGCTATACCTCAGCGTTTCCCTGATGTAAATTTCTATGACTATACTAAACATGCTCATCGTTTAAAGCGCAAGCTGCCTGATAACTATACCCTTATGTTCTCATACTCTAAAGCTATTGAGTATCAGAAGTATGTTGACATCGCATTGACCACTGATGCACCCATCAGCGTAGTATTTATAGGCCCAATACCTAAGACTTTTCTAGGTAGGGAAGTATATTTAGGTGATGAGAGTGACATATTAAACTTGGTACAACGTAACAAAGTTATAGCACTAACTTACAAAGTAGCCAAGCGTAAGAAAGGTGAACCAAAGGTTGACATTAAAAAGTCTGAGTTTGTAGTAGATACTAGAAACTCTCGCATACCTTTATTAATTGCAGCATAAAAGTTTCCAGTGGAAACAATTGAGGAGAGTACTAATGTCTATAACAATACTAACAAAGACCGAGCGCATAGATCAATGGAACAAATGGGTGGAGCAAGCACCTAAAGGAATCAAGGATTATTTTCTAATGATCGAGATGGATGCCCAGAGATGGGAGATAGCAGAGAATCAAGAGATTTTAACAGAGTCTCAACTAGAAGAAGTCAATACAATTTATAAAGAGGATGCATCATGAGCAATGTAAAACGTACCATCAGTCGAGCGCGTCACTATCTAATCAACCTAGATAATGAGAAAGAATACCTTGACCAATGCTTTCAGTTCCTGAAGACTGCACCCCATAAGGAACGGGAGGAGCTAATCAAAGAGTCATTGAAGGACGGCTTTGCATTACGACACTTTACTAATCGAGGGTATTAATATGTATACTACTAGTAAGGAATTGTTTAACAAGTTCGCACCTACTTTTAATTTTGAGTTGGATGAGCAGGAGATATTACGTAGAGCTTTAGATGTAGGGTTTGTTGTGGCGTTGCCTAACCCTGATGGTGGACTATTGTATAAAGTAAATGAGGAGTATGGTAATGAGTGAATCAAATAAAGTTTCCACTGGAAACAATTGGAACCAAGGTGATGTAATTAAAATGGAGAAGGTTCGTACATTATTGTGTGACATCTACACCAAGAGCGGTGATACAAGGGAGAACAAACCCTTAGACACTCTCATTACTAATGCGATCTGTGCTTCATTACTTCTTAGGGTACAGCTAGAGACAGAGATAGCAGAAGCTATAGAGGGTACGATAGAAGAGCAGATCATTGCAGTACGGGCAGCTAAGTATGACAGGGAGAATACTAATGACTAACACTAAAGCAAGGGTACTCAAGAGACAGGCTGAGGACAAAGCATTTATTGATGCTGTCATGTCATTGTATGAGGACAGTGCAGCCAAGGGCGAGAGGCATGATGCGCCCTATCAAATATACCTTAGTAATTTAGGTGAAGATGATTTTAAATTAACATATGATGAGTGGTTAGGAGGTGGTGTATGACTATGAGTATGAAGCAAATCCATACCAAGGTTAGTAAGCATTTACTAAAGCAAGGTAAGCGTAGTGAACGCTCTGAGGGTGCAGATAATACATGTTTGTACCGATCTGATGATGGACTGATGTGTGCAGTAGGTTGTTTAATATCTGATGATCACTATCATCGTGGTCTTGAGGATCACGATGTTGACCACCCTATAGTTAAGAGCGTATTGTTTGATGTACTTGGTGCAAACTTGGATAGTAAGCTTGATCTACTTAGCAGGTTGCAGTACATACATGATCAAGTTCCAGTAGAGGAGTGGGCTATCAAGTTGGAAGGATTAAAGAAAGATTATAAAGGTGATTTTCAAATACTAGGAGAAGGACTATGAGAAAGAAGAATCCGTTTGGTAAGAGTAACTTCGATGCACCTCATGCAATCTATGAAGGGCATGGGCCTTGGGGTCACCAGATTATTCATGTGATCAAGACCTATCAACACCCTGACAATGAGCGTAAGAACCCTTATGCTAAGTGGTTGATTGGTGCTAAGACTGACATGACATATGGATCATTTGATTATGGTGACACGTATGTTAAGGAGGCGTTAGTAGGTAACATGAAGTTGGTTAGTGCTGTCGATGGATGGACTGACTACTACTCTACTCATGAGTTACCTAGTCAGATAGATGATGATGACTTGTTGAATGAGTTGTTTGGATCTAATGGATAATAATATTATAACGTGTTGCTAACTTGTTAACTCAAGAGTTCTATTCTATCACAGATCTGGACATAAGTAAACCCTTATGTTAGAATAAGTTTCCAGTGGAAACAATTGGGGTTGTTATGAGATGTGTTAGTTGTGACTGTGAGTTAACAGATTATGAATCAACGAGAAGATATGAGTCAGGCGGTTACTTAGATTTATGTACTGACTGTTGTCATGACATGGGTGAAGAGATACCCACTATTAATCGTGCTGACTTGTTGACTATAGGAGATGAATGATGGAAGATAAAACGTATGCACAGTTACTTACTGAACGTAATCATGCTAAAGAAATATGGCGTAGGACTACAGGCACTGCTGACCATGAGACTATGGCTAAAGCTATTGATTACCTGTGCCAATGCCAACAACGATTAGAGGAGAGAGAGAATGTTAACACTGAAGCAGAAGATTCAACGGGCGCGTAAGCTAGAGCAGTTAACTACTGAGCTAGGCATCTACACCCAAGGTAGTACAATGCGTGAACCCTTTGGTTCTTATAATAAAGGTAAGGCTGATGCTCTTGTTAAGATCATTGCTGAGTTTAAGGAGGATGATAATGAGCTTAGTATTCAAACCTAAGATCAAGGAGTCTTACAACGTACCTCCTAAGACAGTACTTGCAAAGAGGCCGCTAAGTAGTAGTAACCCTATAACAGAGGCTGACTTATCTCGTATAGTTAAGCTACGTGCTTTGAATGTATCTTACAATGACATAGCTAAGTTGATACGTAGGTCAGCTAATACCTGTGCCTTTCACGTACATGATAAGATGTTATTTGTAGAGATCAATGAACGAAAGAAGAAACAAATAGAGGAGGCAATGGCTGATGCTTAGTATGTTTACGGAGGTAGTGTGGCTTGCTGCTGGACTTGCGGTACTAGGTTCTGTTACCATGTTCTTCCTGTCACCCATGTATGAGTTCTTTAAGTACACTAAGCACAGTGTAGATACAGAGACTGAGTTGTATAACATCATGTGTGATGCATTAGACAAGTCAGAGGAGACAGGTAAACCAGTAAGTATTGTGCTTAGTCACGATTCTAATTTAAAGGAGAAGAGGTATGAAGATTGAAGTAAATGTAGATGATGCTAATGCAATCACTGTTGATTGCTTGAAGAGTTATTACCTAGCGAATCGTCATGATGAGAGTGCTAATGTTAGTGCTTCTGATTGGGATTTATTAATGTCATTAGACCTAGTGCTTAGTCACTTCATGACTGAACATGAATACGAGGATTTTAATAATGGCCTTCGTCAAAAAACACTTACCCTGTGACGACTGCGGAAGCAGTGACGCACTGAGTATTGATGATAAGGGGTGGAGCACTTGCTTCGCCTGTGAGACTAGAACTAAAGGCAAGGAGATAGACAGTATGGATGTACCAAGTAAGAATGTTTCCAGTGGAAACTTTGATAGAACTAAAGAAGACTTAAACACCAAGCCATACAAGAGCGTTGTCGCTCGTGGCATATCAAGTGACACATGTAAGACATACAAAGCCCAGTTACATGGCGAGCGTATGATCTTTGGTTACCATGATAAGGATGGTTTCTTAGTGGGAGCTAAGACTCGGACACCTGAGAAGGAGTTCTTTACATCAGGTGCTTGGTCAGACACAGTACTGTTTGGACAGAACCTATTCCCTAAAGGTGGTAAGTATATTACTATCACTGAGGGTGAGTATGATGCGCTGTCTGCATATCAGATGCTTGGCAGTAAGTACCCTGTCGTATCAATTAAGAATGGCAGTAGTGCTGCACTGAAGGACTGTCGATCCTCGTATGAGTATCTCGATAGCTTCGATACCATAGTGGTATGCTTCGATTCAGATGAGGTGGGTGTCAAGGCTGCTAACCAAGTGGCTGAGTTGTTCGGTGGTAAGACTAAGATCTATAAGCATACTAAGGATGAGAAGGATGCTAATGATTATCTAAAGTTCGGTAGAACTAAAGAGTTCATTGACAGGTGGTGGTCTTCAGAACGATTCGTACCAGATGGAATCATTGCAGGGTCTAGTCTATGGGATGAAGTTAATAAACCTATAGCACCAGCAGACTGTCTCTATCCTTTTGATGGACTCAACAAGCTCACCTATGGCATACGTTATGGAGAGTTAGTTACAGTCACAGCAGGGTCAGGCTTAGGTAAGAGTCAGTTCATGCGTGAGATCATATGGCAGATCATCAGTAAGACAGAAGATAATATTGGAATACTATTCCTTGAAGAGAGTATTAAGAAGAGTGCTCTATCTTTAATGTCCCTTGCTGCTAACAAGCCATTGCATCTACCTGATACTGTGTCAACTGATGAGGAACGTAAGGATGCTTTCGATGCCACACTAGGCACTGATCGTGTGTTCTTGTTTGATCACTTCGGTTCCACTGGTGTTGATAACATCGTTGCTCGTGTTCGTTACATGGCTAAGGGGTTAGGGTGTAAGTATATTGTGCTCGATCACGTATCCATTGTAGTATCAGCACAGGCTAATGGTGATGAACGTAAGGCACTCGATGAGATCATGACTAGGCTGCGTATGCTAGTGCAAGAGACAGGCATAGCCTTGTTCGTAGTGTCTCACCTCAAGAGGCCAGATGGTAAAGGTCATGAAGAGGGAGCAGCATCCAGCCTGTCACAGCTACGTGGCTCTGGTTCTATAGCACAGCTTAGTGATATGGTTCTAGGTCTTGAACGTAATGGACAGGCAGAGGATGAGGAGACACGCAACACTACCCATGTACGTGTGTTAAAGAACCGCTTCTGTGGCATCACAGGCAAGGCTAATGAGTTAGCTTACAGCCACAGCACTGGACGTATGTTAGAGAAAGAAGAGGTGGAAGAGTTATGAAACAAACACTAAATAATCTAATGAATGAGCTTGATGACTGTTCTCAATATTGTATTGATCGCGCTATGTCTGATGGCTATGGGGAAGAGTATGAAGATATTGATGATGGTCAAGAGGAATATCAAGACAAGTGTAAAGAGATAGCCAATCTTGTTGGTGGAGATTATGGGACTAATGATGCCAATGTTTATGATGGTATAGTATCTTTCCTTGAGACTGCTAGAGAAGCTAAACTATGGCAGGAGTATGCTCATTGGCTAGAAGAAGAGTTAGCTAGTGAGAGGGAAGAGATAGGTGAAGAGGACTACTACCACCAGTTCTACGAGTGGTTTACAAAGCATAAGAAGTGGGACAAGGAGAAAACACTATGAGTAAACCAGATTGGAATGATGCCCCACGTTGGGCTAAGTATTTAGCACAAGATCATGACAATACATGGTGGTGGTACGAGACAAAGCCAACCTATGATGGTTATGGATCTTGGGAGACAGTTACGGGTGATGTTGAAATAGTTATCTTACCTATTGATACATTAAACACACTGGAGAAACGACCATGAGTAAGATAGGCAACTATGTACTAGGGAGAATAGAAGAAAATGAAGCTAACACTAGATATAGAAACGACTATGGCACAGGATCAGATATGGTGTTGCGGAATCCAGCGAGAGGGGGAACCAAGGCAGAGATTACTAGTCAACTCAATGCAGCTAGAGCAACATCTCGTAGGAACATCAAGCGTAATAGGCCATAACATTACAGGCTTTGATGCACCTAAGATAAGCAGCCTATGGAATGTATCCATACCTAGTCATAAGCTAAGGGACACAGTGCT